ATGTTCTACGTGTCCCCGCTGTAATTAAAGGGTTGCAGCATATATACATCCCATCATCCTTTATAGTCTCAACACGAGCACTACCAATTTCTTTAGGTGAACTATAACATACGTTAACATGTTCTTTTGCTCGGTATAATAATTGTAAGTAAGCTGCTGTATCACACATATTAAAATCCTCCTGAGTCAGTACTATCTAAGATGGCTGAATTACTACCACCTGCTATTTTAACATAGAAACCACGCATAGTTTTACTACGACCTGGTTCAAATTCTAATTCTGTTAATTTATATCTAAAGCTTTCACTGTTAGGTGTATACCCTTTAGGATAACCATTGTCCGATGCCCACATACAGAAGTGTTTGTATATATCACCAAACTTCATTAGGTTATCTGCTCTAGTACCCGGTCCATACCCATTAGATTCTGCCCATAGTTCTACCATGTTTCTAGGTCTGATAGTATCTTCATACTCTGATAGTTCTTGTGGACTGATGTATCTAAATAGTGGTGATGCATCATTATCGATAGGTACACTACGTATTAACTCAGTATGATCGAAGGAATCTAAGAATATTAAATCAATACCTCCTCCAGTATCTACACTTTTACCATTCACAAAGATCTGGTGTATACGTCGTAGTCCTGTAGTATCATTAATTAATTCTCTTGCTGGCTTGTTTGATGTACCTACTAGTGTAGATAACTTAGGCATCTTCATCTCTGTTTGAGTATACATTGCCCTAAAGTTTACTTCATCATCCGTAACTAACTGTTTAAATTTAGCCATGTTCTTTACACTACCTCGACCAGCGTCATCAAACCATGCTACATAGTTATACGCTAAGTTCTGTAAAGAGAACTGATCCTCTAATCTACTAAAGTCTGTCTTCCACACAAATCCAAAGTCTGTAAAGGGTTGAATAAGTTTTCTAATAGTAGTAGATTTACCTGTCTTCTGCTGTTTAGATACTAATAGTAACATAGCTTCGTTACCCATACGCAATATAGCTTCAGGTCCTACATGTAATTTCATTTGTGTCTGCCAAATAAAGTGACCGATGAATGCCATAGCTCTTCTAAATTCTATATCATCTTCATCTTCTACACGTTTACCTACTACAGCCCTAGTAAAATCTGTTAATAACTTATCGAACTTCTCTATATCAGGCTGAGGCTCTAAACTCTTCCTTAGATCCTGCCGTTTATTGTCCCATTCTTCTTCCAATACTGCTTCAAATTCTAAAGCAATAGCATCTCTACTAATATCTCCTGCTCGTAACTTATGTGTCTTACTATATGATCTCCAATCCTCATGCATCCTATAAAAGAAAGCTCTTTGGTTTTTAATTAGGTCACCCTTCTTAAAGATACCATTAGGTCTTATCTCTATATCATATAAACTTCTGTATTGATTTACAAACTCTGCACATGTTGGATCTTGTGGAGCGTCAAAGACTGTCTGCATTAATGTTCTATATAACTGTCCAGCTTCAGGGTGTACCTTTGCTAACTGGGTTAACTCTTGTATAACTTGAATGCGTTGTTTATCTATATTTAAATCTGTCATCTATATCCACCACTTTGTTCCATGTTGTCTCAAATGATTACAAAACTTTTCAAAAGCTTCTTCTTGACCGTCATCTAGTGACATATTCCCTGTTTCATTATAAGTTATTTCGTCGGGAAAGTCAAGAGAATCATACATTAGTACATCATCAAGTAGTGATATAGCATGTAAACAAGTATCTCTAGCATCATTATCATGATTCCAAGCTTCACATTTAAACTTCCCTTCTTCAGTATTAAGTATAATTTCTTTTATGATAGTCATCTCCACTAAATGCTTTCTTAGTAGATATAGGTAACCTGTGTAATCATAAGGTGATACATCTTTAACTATTACAGCACGATATCTCATCCAACGTAGGTGACCACTAGTCCATTTCCTGACTCTTCTAATTATTGTCATTGTACTAACTCCTCTAAAATTCCTGATGTAATACAAAAGCTACCTAACTTTTGAATAATGTCCGATGTCTTTTTCTCTGGAAGATCCAGCAATGAAATCGCAAAGTTTTCCATAGTCTTTAAGAATTTAATGTTCACACAGTCTGCCTCGGATAAGTGATACATCAACCACAATTCCCATAGATCTTTACGGTTAACTTTATTAAACATACGTATTATGTGTTCACTACGCGATACGAACTCAACTATGTCTACTGTTGGATCCGCTGTAGGAAACTGCGTACTTAATTCAAACAGTGCATATATAATATTAGGATCTAACTTGGTAGACTGCGGTGCTAGTACTAATAGTAATAGTCTAGTTAATGATGCTCTATCATACCTCGCAGTCTCAAAGTAATCCTCAATAAATTCGGCTAGTTGATTTCTTTCCATAATAATAATCCTACTTCTTTTCTGTGTGTCTATCAAAGATATAATCCGATAGATCAATTAACTTATCTTTCTCAGCGGATATAAATAGATAACCACCTTTAACCTTCTTAACTTGTACACGTTCAGTCTCTACCCACAGTGCTATAACTTTTAGCTTTTTATAGTTCAGAGCTTCGAAAGGTATAAACAAGTGCGCGGATACTATTCGTTCCGTTGGTTGTAAGTGTGTGTATCCAGTGAAGTGTCTTAATGCTTGAAGTCCTCCAAACATAATAACTAACAACATGAATATAGTAAAAAACTTAACTTTTGTATCATTCATTATATGTCTCCTGTAATTAAAATCCAATTGGGCTCTTAGTCTGATGAGACTCTTTATATAAGTCAAAGATAGCTCTCATTTTAGGTTTATCAATTACCTCACCTTTATATCTACTACCTGCTTCATCAATTAAATCAATCTGAATATCTGGGGCATTCCTACCTGCTAATAGTTTTCCTGCTTGAACACAAAACTTCAGAGCTGGGTAGGTGTATGCACATTGATGGTACTCCTCATATAGAGGTTTTAATCCTTTTAGAATATCATAGATCTCTCCATCCGATAATATTTCTAATTCGATAGCCTGAAATCTACGAGCTAACGCAGGATCTTTCTTAATAAATTTGTATTCTAACTTGGTAGTAGCTCCAATGATCTGTACCTTACCTGTAGCCAGCACAGGTTTAAGCATATTACTACCGTCAATGTTACCTTCACTTGAACTTCCTGAACCTACAAGTGTATGTATCTCATCAATAAAGGCGATAACATTAGGTTGTTCTTCTAACTCTGTAATTAAACCGATAAATCTTTCTTCGAACTCACCTCTATATTTAGTACCTGCAGTCATTACACCCATATCTACTACGATAATCTCTTTACCGTGTAGCGTAGCAACGTGATCTTCTTCATTAACAACAGCTAAGGCTAATCCTTCGACTAATGCCGTTTTACCTACACCAGCGTCACCTAATAGTATGGGGTTACACTTCTTTCTACGTCCCAACACTTGAATCAACCTAGCAATTTCCTTTTGTCTCCCTATAATAGGATCTAGCTTTCCATCTCTAGCTTCTTGTGTCAAATTGCGGCAATACTTCGTAATAACCGAATTATCTTTAAGGACAGGCGCTTCAAATTTTGTAATATTTAAGGTCTTTAGTAATTCTTCAGAATCTATATCTAATCTAATCTTATTAACTTCAAGAGGTCTTACGTCTATTTTATCTTCGTCTTCATCACCAAGACTGTATTTCTCCCATGTTTCCTTTAATACCTCATATACTCCCCTACTAGATAATCCTAATACACCGAAACAAGCCATCCACTCTTTATCTGATCCTGCAAGACATACCATCAATAGCTCAACTGGAGTACCTGTAAGTATTTCGTCGTCAACTAATCCAGCGAATACAAATAATGAACGTTGTAAATCCTCACTTAAAACTATGTCCTCTTCTGTCTGTTCTATTTTATTAGGGTTTAGCTTCTCTTCTATTGTATAAAATACCTCTTCACTAAGGTTTAACTTATTAAATGCTTCTAAAACTATCTTGTTACCACTCTGAAATCCAGCGGTAAACAAATGACGTGGATTAACAGAGGAATTACCATACGTAACCGCTATAGCTATTGCATTCCTTATTAACTGATCAGTTTCTTTATGCATGTGTTGCCCCGCTAATTATAAATTGTATACTTGGTTTTGCCTTAGGTACTTTGTTACATACTGACTCTATTACTGTGCGAATTTTACGTTTACCCTCACATGGAAACTCATCACCTGATACTTGAGCTAAACATACTAAGCCCCAAGTTATGATTATGATTTTAGTAACACTCACGTTCAATATCCTCTTCCCTTACTATTATATTGTAGCAAATGTAGATTAAATTGTCAATACTTATTGAATAAGCCATATAAGCCTCTCTACGAGCATTACGTAGTTCCAGAGTGTGATCATACAGGTTAAACTGATATAAAGGCGTAGAAAGGGCTTAATTTGTGTTTATTATGTATTTCTCTGTATTATATAGGTATACTATAGTAATTACGGTATGTTTTAGCATTTATAGCCTTAATACTTGTATCGCTACGCTCATCGGCAGATAATAGGAGATTATGTTTTCATACTTTAGTCTAGAATAAGTGGTGACAAAGTGGGTGACGTTCTGATGACACCGATGACACCAGGTGTCACCCAACTATACAAATTACATACTTTTTGGTCATTTTTACCTAAAATCTTAACAAAGTCTTTATCCAGCAATGAAGGAGATGGAGCATAGTCACCCCATAGTCACCAGAACGTCACCAGAACGTCACCCTTTATTTAGTGCTTAATCATGCTCTTAAGTACTTCTAAGCTAGTATGTAAGTAAAAAGGTGACAAAGGTGACACCAATTAGAGAGAAAGTAGAGATAATATAAACTTACTTAAGTACATAATAAGTGTTAGAGTGTCACCCGCTGTCTATAGAGTGTGAGAATATTAGCATAAATACGTTAAATTAGGTATACAACATAACCTACTGGGAGCCGATATGACACCGATACAGAAGAAGTCGTTAGCCAAGTCGCTGTACTTACAGAGAAGCCCTACGCTGACCTTGGAAGAGATAGCAACTAAAACTGAGTTAAACGTAAACACGCTCAAGCACTGGGTCTTTAGAGGGTCACAGGGTGAAGTGCCGTGGAAGAAGCTAAAGGACACTGACTTTGAGAACAAATTAACTATCTTATTAGAGAGTAATGAAACAGACCTGAATAACATCTATCAACTCGGCCTGGCTGTAGTACAACGATCATTAGCCAGTATGGAGCTAGAGAAGACTGTACTGACCGAAAAGGGTGTAGATAGGCTATTGGGTGCTTTAGATAAGATAGACAAGTGGATGCGCTTAGAAGACGCCAAACAAGAGATAGGAATACCTGAAGACTTCGAATTAGGACCAACAGAAGAAGAGATCATGCGAGCTATATTTAAGAAAGGGGAGGAATAATGGCTAAATTAGATAAATTAAGACGCGCTAAGGCACTTGCACTGCTTCAAGAGAGTTGGACACCCCATAAGGGCCAAAAGGCTGTTGGTGAGGCTCTATTCCACTCTCCCGCCGATCTAGTGTATGTAGAGTGTGGTCGTAAGTGGGGAAAGTCCGATTTTGCGGTATATACCTGTTGGCTATACGCTTTATTAAATGATAACGCAGAAGTTTACTATCTAGCACCTAAAGTTAACCAGGTAAATGAACTAGTATGGGCCAACTACCGTATGCAAAGTTGTAATACGTCTGATAGTAACTTCATTGTTAAGATGGAACGTATTCTAGGTGGTCCAATTACTGTACGTAACCAAGATAAACGTATTGTATTACCCAATGGTAGCTTTATTAAGTGTCACGGATCAGATAACTATGATGCTCAACGTGGATTAAAACCTGATTTTGTTGTAGCTGATGAGTATCGCGACTTTAAACCAGGGTGGATTGAAGCGGTAAGACCTAACATGCTAGTAAAGAGAGGTAAAATGTTATTTATTTCTACTCCTCCCCACGGTCCTAACCAGGCTTATGAGTTAGCGTTGGAGTGTAAGGAAGGGTTAGCTAGTGGAGATACCTCATATTTCTATATAAACCAGCCCAGTATAGTAAATGATAGAATTCCAGGCTTCGCAGAGGAGGTAATTCGTGAAGAAGCTCGAGCAAAGCGTTTAGGGCGTTATAACGAGTTTTTAAGAGAGTATAGAGCACAATACATCGTTTCTGATGAGAACGCTGTTATACCTCAATTAAACAGGGAGCTGATGCAACCTCATGATGAGTTATTAGCGGAAATACGTAAGTGTAAGGATAAGTTTAGCTTCTATTGTTTCTTAAATCCCGGTAATACGACTCTCTTTGGAGCTAGTATGTACGGTTTGAATGAACATACTGGTCAATTATACTGCTTAGATGAATTATTGTTACACGACAGTAATAAAACCAACGTTAGAGGCTTTTTACCCGTAGTTAAAGATAAATTAAAGGAGATAGGCGAAAAGATAGATAGAGACTTTAGATTAAAGGATCTTGAAATGTATGTACCCCATGATAAAGCTTGGTTAACTCGAGATTTGTACGATTTAGAGGATATAATCTCATGTCAAGCCGATAAAAGCCTACAAAAACCTGATTTTAATATCAATCTGTTAAAAGACATAGCTACAGCTGGTAGATTGATGGTGTCGGATAAATGTACAGCATTGATTAGGGAATCAGAGACTTATCAGAGAGCTAGAACGACATTAAAGATACCCATGTGCCCTAATAATCTATTATTGTACAATCTACGCGGTGTATTGTCCGCTTGCGGTTATACTAATGATTTATTGGAGAGACCTTTAAGAGTTACTAAAAAACAATTATTGAGTCATGACGAAACGTATATCGACTTCCTGAAGAACCCTCGTACATTCGATATGGTTTGTAATGAAGTTAGATTAGAGAATTTCGGGTTCTTACCTGATGACGATGATAACGTCTTTGGTGATTCAGATGATGATGCTTTTTTATAAGATATAATATTAAGTGGTCTTCGTTAAATTAAGTATAGAGAAGGGAAAATAAGTATGTGTAGTGGTAAAAATGATGTATATAAGGATAAAGTTCCGTGTATTCACTGTAAACTACTCGTACATTCAATCGAAAAAGAACCAGAAGTTACCATGTACGGTTTCGAAATAAAAAGCGTAGAGTGTGTTTGTTTATCTTGTGGTCCCTATGTCTACCTACTAGAAGATACAGAAAAGCCAAGTGTAACAACATTCGACCAGAACAAATGGAGCGATATGTTTGAAAGGATGAACGATATAATAGAGGATGAAGGAGATGATTGAGATATTACTAATATTTTCATTAATTAATTTTACCATATGTATAACAACGTTAGGTATAGCTTTATTTCAAAGCCATAAGAATAAGGCTCTAGTTAGTGAAAAGATGTGCGACGCAGAAGTTAAGTTAGCTGGTATGGAACCAAGATTAGAGAAGTACTTCGAAAAAATGTTACATGAGCAAATGACAGGCCTTAGAGCTGTTGTCCAAGAAGATGCTCTGGATATTTACCACTCTCTCAATTCAGAAAAACAATTAAGAAGCGGCGGTATTGATACTGCATCGTTTAGAAATTTATAAGGAGATAATTAAATGCCATCAGGTACACCATATAATTATTCCCAGGGTCACCACTTATTAAGTCGCGGCGCAGGGGGAAAAGTCCCCATTTCCATCAAACCTTTTAATGAGGTAGATTTAGGAGATGAAGATTCCATATTGGAGTGGCTGAACAAGTCAACATCCGAACTAGCTGAGTATACAAGTACTTATAGAAAGTTACATAGAGATAATATAGAAACTTATGTAGGTCATCTAGCAAGTAGTGGTGATTTCTGGAATGGTAAGTCTTGGGAAAATAGCGGTAATAGTAGAAAAGAATTAAATGTGATACAACCTATAGTAGAAGCTCACCTAGCTAGAATAACTAGTAGTAGAGCAAACGTGTCTATATTACCAGTACATAGTAACCAATTTAATGATCTAGCTGCAGCAAAGAACGCTGAAGCTTCACTAAAGCAATCCTTTGAGATGTGCAAATTTAATGACAAAGTAGAAGACGCTGTAAGATCCATGTTGATCTGCGGTTACTCTTATATGGTAGTCGAATGGGATAATCAGAAAGGTCCACCTCTAACCACACGCGGTAAAGAGATCATGGCTACAGATGAAGAAGGTGACCCTATAATGGACGGCGAAGGTAATCCAATGATTCTTCCACCGAACATTAGACTAGGTGATGTTAACTATAGAGTCCTAAGGTCCGATCAAGTGTTTGAAGAGCCTGGATGTTGGGGAGAGTCAGTTGATTGGGTTATTACAGTTGAAATGAAAGACGTTAATAGACTTAGACAACAGTATCCTACAGTAGCAGGAAAAATTCAGACTGGACAACCTGATCCAGCGTTTATGGATGACTATATTACAGCATTAAGCGGTGTAGAACATCAGATAGCAGTATTAACTATGTTTCATAGAAGTACTCCTGAATTCCCAGATGGGTGGCAGGTTAAAGCTACAATGGACACAGTCTTAGAAAGTATTCCCTTACCTTATTCTAATTTAAATCAATATGGGATGTTACCTATAGAAAGAGTACATGATACTAAAGTACCTGGTTACGAACTACCGTTACCTATGACAGTAATGGAAGCAGGGAAAGGTTATAGTGAAACGTTCAATAGAGTAGATAAAGTATTACGTAAAGATATGTCACTGTCCGTACCTAAATGGATGGTTCACCAATTGTCTGGAGTTAATAGACAACAGTTAAATACGCTCAGTAACTATGTATCTTATAAAGGTAATGTAGAACCTAAGCTTATTAGACCGCCTAGTACTTCAAATGAATTCTTTAATTATCGTAATATGTTACTACAAGAATTACAAGTTAATACAGGTTCAGCAAATATGTTGAATAAACCACCACCTAATACTAGAGCCGCTTCTATGTTACAACATTTAGAAGAACAAGAGTTTCAACGTTCTGAGCCTTTAATTAGACACGTTAATGACTTTATATCTAGAGTGGGTAAGATCGCAATAGCTATCATGGCTGACAAATACGCAGAAGATCCAAGTGAAGATGGTATAGCTCGTATGGTTAAGCTTAGTGGTGGTAAAGGACCAGCCTCATTTATTAGATTAAAAGTAGCTGATTTGATAGGACCTTATGATGTTAAGTACGAAAGAACTTCGGCATTACCTGAAACTAAACAAGGACGTTTGAATGAAGCATTTAGATTATTCCAAGCTGGGCTAATTGACGAAGCTCAATATAAGACGATCATTGGTTATGATGCAGATCCTGAGTTACAAACTTCAGAGACAAAAGCATACGAGAAACAATTACTAGAAAACGATTTAATGATGAGAGGGGAAGAAGTTACTTCACCTTTAGAATATGAAGATCATGTTGAGCATTTAAGAGCAGTGTACCCTGTTATTGAATCTGTAGAATTTGCGGAAGCTCCAGAGAAGATTAAATCATTATATATAGCACATACGATGGCACATGAAATGTTTGCATGGCAACGAGGTCAAGTATCATTGAGATATGCTATGAAAGTAGAAAAACACGTTAAATGGATGTTCTTTACAGCATTACCTGCAGCATTACCTGTAAGTATGGATAACCCAGGAACAAACCAAGCGGAAGAGATACAAGCTAAAAGACTAACTACTCCCGGATTACAAGCCGGTGGAAATGAACCAGGTCCGGATAATATAGACGGAGTGTAGAAGATTAATTTAAGTAAGCCATAAAATATAGGAGCTTAACAATGTCAGACGAAGGTAAAGTAGAACATATAACTGAAGGAACTGAGGTAGAAACTCAAACAACTATAGATGATATGGATGTTGGGAGTGACACCGAAGTAGCAGTAAACGAAGCATGGGATGAAATAATGGGAGCTACTAAAGAAGAGCCCAAAACTTACGCTGAAGTAGATGCCGAAGCGGCGGAAGCTGACGAAGAAAAATCTGAGAATGATGAAGTATTAGATGATTTCTTTGAAGACACCGAAGAAGAAGTTCTAGAGGATGATACGGAAGAAGAGGAAGTGTTAGATGACACCGAAGAAGAAGTAGCTAAAGAAGAAGTCTTCACCGTTAAATCAGTAGATGGAGAGGAGATAGCCTTACCTAAAGATGGTATTATCTCTATACCGGTAGATGGTGTAATGCAAGAAATTAGCATGCAAGAGTTTGCCAATGGTATAAGTGGATCAAAAGCAATAGCTAGAAAATTTACAGAATTAGATAACGAGAAGAAAACCTTTCATACCCAAATTAATGGTTACAAGGATGCAGAAAATAAAGTGCACGAATTGATGAAAGGGAACAAAATTACTGATGCAATGGAGTACATTTTTAGAGAAGCAGGGTATAATCCCGAAGCGGCATTTGCCGGGTTCTTTGAAGAGATAACTCCAGTATTAGAACAGTATGCTCAATTAGATGTCAGTGGTAGACAGCAATGGGCAGATGATTTAAACAGGAAACGCGCCGCATATGAAACTAAGGCTGCACAAGATAGAGTTCGTGTACTAGAGTCTGAAAAGGACCAGCTAGTTCGAGTGAGACAAGTGCAGGCAACCTACGCCATGGACGACGCGACCTTCACAGACAACTACCACCGATTGCAGAATGAAATGTCTAGCGGCACCATTCAACAGCAGATAATTACGCCTGAACTTGTAGGACGTTACGCGCAAGTTTCCCAGTATCAAGATTGGGCAGTATCAGCTTTGGAAGGAACAGCACTAGCAGGAAATTCTCAAGCGGTAGACCACGTGATGATAGCAGTAAACCAGATGACACAAGATGGAACTGCAGTAACGAAGGAAGATGTAGTTAGTATGATAAAACGAGCCTATGGTGATCCAGATCTAAAAAAAGCGCAAGGTGTTAGTCAGTCGCTTAAAAAGAAAGGGATCTCACCTAAACCAGTAGCTTCCAAAGGGAAGAAAGGTAAGGGAAAAGCTATAACTCGTAAAAAAGGCGGCCCAGCCACACCAAGAAAAGCATGGTACGATCAGTCGATGGATGAATTGTCTGAAGGTAGTAAGCTAGAGGAAATTGGGCTTAATTTGAATATACACAAGAAACGTAGATAAGAAAGGGTCTTATTAGCGAAAAGTGTATTAAATGATAATAATAACATATAAGTATATAAACAAAATAAAGGAGAAATATTATGGCAACCTCAATACCCGGAGACGGATATAGCCTAACAACCTTCGCCAATCTGTTTAAACGTGTGTTCGTCGATGAAAAAGGTCGTGAAGATTTATTCTACTTTGACAATGAGCTACTAAAGCGAGTTAAAGTTGAAGAAGGTTTTACCGGTTCTGACGAAGAACGTCTAAGACGCACATCACTAGGTGGTGGTTATGGTTTTGGTTCAACAATGCCCCGAGTTAACGAATCTGGTTTGATTAGACCTCGTCTAACAGGTAAGAAGTTTTACGCTCGTGCATTGATAGACAGAGAATCTATTGCCTCGGCTATGGATAGCAAAGGCGCATTTATGAATCTAGTTGAAAATGTTAAACTGGATATAAAACGCCAGATTGATCAAGGTTTCGCACTAGCATTAATGACTAACGGAGCTACTCTTGGAACAATCGCATCTGGTGGTGTATCTGGATCAGATCCATATGTACTAACTTTAACTGATTTCCATAGACATAGATTCCACATTAAACAAATTGTAAACGTTGGAACAGGTGATACTGATGCCTTCGAAGTAACTGCTCTAGATGAAACTAATGGTACAGTAACTCTTGATCGTCTAACTGGTAGTCAAACTCCAGCTGCTGCCGATCAAATTTACCTACAGGGATCTGAAGGGAATGCATTTACAGGAATACCTCAAGCTCTAGCAGCTAGTGGAACACTGTATAACATTACTATCAGTGAAGCTAATAAATGGAAAGCTAGAATACGCGCCGCAGCCGGTGGGTCTCTAGACGAAAACATGCTTTATGAAGAACTAATTACAGTAAAAGATAGATCTGGTGAATACGCCGATTTAATCGTTTGTTCTAAAACTCAGTTCTTAAAAATAGCTAACTTCCTATCCGATAAGCGTATTCTTAATGATAAGTCTGATGCTATGGGACACGGTAACTTGTCTATTCAAGGACCTGAAGGACCAGTTGAAATTATATGGGATAGACTAGTTTCAGAAGACACAGTTTACCTATTAAACTCTAAACGTATCGTGCTAAGAAAACGACCAATGAGTGGTCTAATCGAATCAGGTGCTGGATCAGTATTACATCCTAACCACGTTGTTGATGAAGATAGTTTCCTAATCAACTATGCATGTTACGGTGACTTTTATATTGAACCCGGTTTTCACGCTGTGATATCTGGATTGTCTCAGTAAACGAGAGATATATATGTAGGTTTGGGTCACGACTGATTGTATCAGTGGGTCCAGCCTCTTTTTAATAATAATAATAATAATAATGGGAGGATACCACTCCAACACAAAAATGGTCAAAAGGAGATAGAAAATATGTCAATAAGAAGAAGTATAAAAGGAACACAATCTAGAACGAGAGTGTTAGCTGCCCGTATCGATGGGTCAGTAGTAACTACATCAGCCGCAGTAACAGGTTTGCTTGAAGGTGAATTTGATATGACTGTAGTAAAAGGTTCAGGAGGAGCTTCTAATGAAGTAACTTTTGCATTTGATAGAGCATTCGCTCGTGTGCCGGTGATAGTATGTACACCAATTACAACTAACTGTCATTGTGAAATAAAATCAGTATCAACTACGGGTTGCCTAATAGAGACTTTTGAAGTCGCTGATGGAACAACTGGTGTAGATGACGCAGACTTTCACATGATCGTAATGGGCTGGGATACAGCAAACAAGTATAGCGTATAAGAAATTAACGGCTTACTTAGTGTGGTGGAACTCCGATTACCCCCAAGGTAATGGGATTAGGGCTTGACTCCCTTTCACACTTTTAATATTAATATAAACCAATATAATAAAGAATTAAATCTCCTATCCTTAGCGGACTCAAGTGGGTTGCGGTGGCGATAGGCTTAAACAAAAAACAGGAGAAATAAAGAATGGCACACGAATTAACAGGCATGAAAATGGTGCCGTTGAGATTAATAGACATGGCTGCTGCCAGTCTCGGGGATAACTACCATAAGGTAGGATATACTGTAGGCTCAGACGCCGCAGAAGCAAGTACTACAACCACGCTAATAATAGCTACAGGACATGCAGCAATAGTTGGTGATATTATAGTTATGACATCTGATGATGAAAATGGTGAAGCACGAGAAGTTACTGCGGTTACGGCTAATAATATATCTCTAGGTGTAGCTCTTTCAGGATCGCCTTCAGCGGGTGAAACATTTGATATACTTAGACCGCCTCTAACTAGAAACGTTAAGATGCTTTTAGTGGAGAATGGCTACAACAGAAGAATATTTTTCTCAGTTGATGGCGTTACGGATCATGTAACATTAGCAGCTAGTGGATCTCTATCTTTAGATCTTAAGAGTAATAACTTAAGGTTAGGTTCAAATAATACTACAGTGGGTACAAGCCCCGATCAGTATTTATATGTTAGAACTGATGGTACAGCGCCAAGCTCTGGAATACTTTACATTTCTATGTTTCAATAATAGAGGAGGATATTAATAATGCCAAGTACAACAGGAACACATGTATTTACCTACCCCGTACAAAATTCTACGGGTTGGAATGCTGTATGGGTGGTTATGGCTCAAGCCATTACGGACCACTTAGATGATTTGCAAGTTACGCAGATCGGAACAATTACAGATGGAACTAATGAGGTTACTACCTTCGCAGGTGTAAGTTCGGCAGTTAACTATTTAAACATGACCAATGCGGCAACAGGTGGTAGTCCATTCTTATCTGCATTAGGCGATGACACTAATATTGATCTCACATTTACAGCTAAAGGAACTGGAGTCTATGACTTTTCAGGAACTGAAGCTCTAGCGTTAGTCGATGGTACTACGGCCCAAAGACCTAGTGCACCAGCAGCTGGATACTTTAGATATAATACAACTGAGAGCAATATAGAATATTACAACGGCTCAGGCTGGATATTACTAGAAGCCAATACTGGATTACTAAATATAGTTGAAGATACTACACCCCAATTAGGTGGATCTTTAGATACTAATGGTAACTCTATAGTTTCGGCCTCAAATGCAGATGTCACAATTGATCCTAACGGAACAGGTGATATAGTATTAGCTTGCGATACAGTAGGTATAGAACAAGACTTAGTTCACATAGGAGATGTTGACAATAAGATAACTTTTGGTACAGATACTCAAGACTTACAAACTGGTGGATCTAGTAGATTAGATGTCTCAGATAGTGGTATTAGATTAGGTGGGGCAAATGCTCGAGTTACTACAATATTAGATGAAGATGCCATGGGGTCGGATTCGGCTACAGCACTAGCAACGCAACAGTCTATTAAGGCTTATGTTGATGGCGCAGGTGGTGGAACATCTGGATTAGTCTATGTATCATCAGCAACAGCGTCTACATCCTCATCTTTGGATTTTACGGGCTTAACAGGCTCTAATTACTTTTTTGTTATTGATGGTATAATACCCGCATTAGATAATGCAGAATTGAGAATATTGTTTAGTGATAACAATGGTTCAACATTCGACACTAGTTCAACATACTATTTTAGTCGATCGACCGTCACATCATCGCAGGCCGTTGTATCCTCCGCTACAAGTCGGATTGTACTAGCAGTAGGTGTGGGTAGTAATGCTGAAGAATGGGGTGTCCATGGGACAATAGACTTATTTCAGACTTCGAATGCTTCCCGGCCGGCGTGTGGATATTTTAAAGGTATGATCTTTAATTACAGTAGACAACCTGCAGCCGTACAATGTGCTTTCATGACACAAGATGAAGGAACTGATATACTAACCGATGTAGATGCAATACGTTTTATTGCGAATAGTGGTAATCTAGAATCAGGTAGCATACATTTGTATCAAGTAATTACATCATAATAACATATAAAATTAAAGGAGGTGATTCCCAATGGATAAGAAAGATAAAAAAATGAAAATGCACAAGATGGTTGACGGGGTTCGAGTAGAACTCTGCGATAAGGACTGTGCGGAAATGGCAGCAATGTGGAAAGAGTCCGCTATGGAAGCCAAACAAGAGTATGATCTTAAAGAGTTAAAAAAAGCCAAAAAGATGGAATTATTAACTAAATTAGGTTTAACCGAAGAAGAATTTAAATTACTAACAAACGAAGATATATAGTACGTTTAATTAGTATACATAAAAGAATTATAATAGATAAGGAGGAAGAGGAGAATGGGTTTTTTAGGAGCACTATTTTCAGGTATAATGGGCTCAATGGGCCAGTCTGGTGCAGCTAATGCTCAATTAGAAGCCAGTGACCAAGCGAATAAATTAAGAGTTACTACTGATGCATTAACAACTGCGTCACAAGAAAAAGCAAGAGCTGACGAAAAGCAAATTGCTGTTACTCAAGAAGGAGCCCTAGCTCAACAAGCAGCTTTAGGTAACTTAGTTAACAATTTTAAGGAGAGTCTACTTAGCGGTCCTCGTCCACAAAGGAGATTTTAAAGATGCGATTTTTTGGTAATTTATTAGGAGACACATCTCCAGAATATGAAACAGGTTTACAAGGCGATTCAGTTGTGAATAACGTAGTACCCGGAACAGTTTCACCATCTACATTAACGGATGAAGCTCCAAATGTACAATATACCCAACAAGAACAGGTTGACTTACCTCAGTTAATAAATGGTAATAGTGAGACTGATCCCCAATTAGATTACCTTTTAGGTGATGATGTTAGTTTTGAACCAGCTGCAGCAAATAACGTCGCTAAAGCTAGTGGTGGTTCTGGTGGTTGTGGTTCTGGTGGTTGTGGTTCTGGTTCTGGTGGCGGAGGACTAGGTGGTCTTTTAGGTGGAGCTGGAGCACAACAATTAGGTAACTTAGGTTTACAAATGTTTCAACAGAGTGCAGCTTTAAAGAGAGCAGAAGCTCAAGCTCAAGGTACAGTTCAAAATGCTAGAGTAGCAAGTAGTGGAGCAACAGCTGACAATGCTTTAAGGATTAGATCAAATGCCGATCAAATTCAAATGGATGCCTCTAGAAGTGGAGCTAATTTGGAAGATCAAGCATTACAAAGTGTAGTTGATGGTTTTAGAACCTCATTACTAAGAGGATAAGTTATATGGAACAAATGGATAAACTAGTTGAGAAAGTGAGAAGACTGACACATGAGCAGTCCTTTACTGATTCTGCAACTTTAAATTTACAGCGTGGATTACAAACGCAAACAATATTAGATTTCTTCAATGATGCACAACAATCATTACATGGTTTACTATATGATACGGCCTCTAGTGCATTTATTAAAACTGATACGATAGATACAGTTACAGGCGTAGCAAATTATACACTTCCGAGTGATGCTTTCTTAGGTCTTAATATAATATCTGTAGAGTATAAGTGGGGTGACGCATCTGGAGAATATCGTAAGTTATTGAGACGAAGTATTCATGAGAGAGATTCTGATAATAGTGGAGAACCTCATGAGTATATACAAGTTAATAATACTATAATTTTACAACCTGTACCAACTGAGACGTTAACGGCTGGATTAAGAGTTACGTATGAATTTCAACAAAGAACTTTAGATGTTAGACGAGGTATCGTATCAGTAGTGGATGACGCTAACGATCCTACTTCTATAACAGTTACAAATAATACTTTATTAGGAGTAGCTTTAACTAACAATGTAGTAGGTACTTATATAACAGTAGTTGATAAGGACGGTGCTCAACAAATGACAAATATTCCAGTAACAGCTTATGATAGTGGAACAGGTGTTATAACCTTAGGAAGTTTTACGTCAACCGCAGCTGAAGTTGTGGCAGTAGGAGATTATGTTGTAATAGGTGCTAATGCTAGTACACATTCAGCTTTTCCCGATTTTTGTGGATTATACTTAATGCATTATGTTAGACATGAGATCTTTGACTTAAATGGTCACCCTTCAGTGGGGACAGCGAGAGAGAGAATGTTCCAAGCTCAAGCGCAAATTACTACTATTTGGGCAAATTGGCAAAACGATATTGAGATGATTCCAGAATTGGATCCTGATCGATACATATAAATAGGAGATATAGATAACATGGTTTATCAATTACCGATCGTTTATGCTCCTGGTGGGCTAGACTACAGAATGCCACCTACTATGCGCGATGCTATGAAAGCTCGTGATGGTAAGAACTTCGATATACTACCAAGTTTAAATTTATCCAAACGTTTAGGTTATCAATATAAAGCTACAACAGAAGCTGGATACGGCCTAACACGCTATGAAAAGAGAATACCTACTCCACTAGACTCCGATGGGTGGGGTGCATTTGCTTGGGGTGTAGCAGCCTTTGGTTCCCCTAATACTTTAGGTTTTGGTACTTTATCAGATGAATTAGTAGCCTTCGCAGGTAACCCTAGTTCGTGGGTTCGTAGTTCATTACAGTTGACTTATACTGGTGGTACAGCAGCTACTATAACAGTTAAAGCTAATACAGGTGGATACATAGAATTAATATTAACAGAGAACGCAGTATCAGTCTATACTAAAAATTTAGGTGATGGTTATGAAGTATCTCCTGTTACTATGGCAGACATAGAGACAGATGTAGATGCATTAACTAATTGGTCTATGGTTGTACCTTCTACATATACAGCGATACCTGCAGCATTCCTAGATTTCTTAAATGGTGAAACAGTTACTACCACATTAGCTTACTTAGCTTACTTTGGGGCTTGGACAGATGTCAACTCTACAGTTACTACTTCTATGCCTAGTACTACAGAAAGAATATTAAATGCTGATTATGAAAATCCTACTAGTACATCTTTTAATGGTGTATTATATATGACTAATGGTTTTGATGGATTATATAAATACGATAGTCAAACCTTATATAAAGCTGGATTACCTCAACCTGCTACACCTTCCGCAGCAGTGGATACAGGTACTTCAGTAGGCGCAGCGTTTGATGGTGTGTGGGTATATAGAGTAACTTATGAACAAAAGGATGCAATTGGCAATTTATTAGAAAGTGATATATCTAATACTTCTCCTGCATCAGTGGATAACTCGGCTGGACCTTACGCAATTGATGTCACAGTTTCAAATTTAAGTACTACTACAGGTTATAATACAAATTATGGACTTTCGTCTAGTGCCCAAACATCTGTTAATGTAGATGTCGGCCAGGAAAGAATTAATGTAGATGATGGAGCAGGTGGAGCACATACTTTAAAAGTTAACGATACAGCTTACTTCTTTGATATAAATGCTGGTGGATACGTTGAACTAAATATATTAGCCGTCACAAGTAGCACAGTAGTTTTCGATGCAGGTGCCCCAATACAGGTAGCTGATAATATAGTTATATCAAACAATTTAAGAGTTAATTTATATAGAGCTGAAGTAGTCGGCGGGGTAGATCCAAATCCTGTAGATTATCAATTAGTTACATCTCTCCCAAATTACGCAGGATCTTCAACCCAAGTTTATAAAGATGAAGTAATACCTCTATCTTTGATGGGTGCTTATTTTGATCCAATTAAGACACCGTTCCCACCACCACAAGGAAAGTATGTTGCTTCGTGGCGTAACCAATTAATTATCGCTGGAGATCCGGCGGAACCTACACGTTTCTATTATAGTGAATTTAGTGATGTAACTAACCCTGAGAACTTTCCAGGATTAAACTTCGTAGATGTTCCTCAAGGTGGAGGAGGTAGAATTACAGGTTTAGCTTCTATTGATCGTAACTTATTTATATTTCTTCAGAATAAGATTTATGTGGCAGAAGGTAACTTAGCAGATGATACAGTTAGAATAGATACTTTATCCGACCATATCGGTTGTGTAGCTCATGCTACTATCCAAGAGATTGATGGTAACTTATTCTTCTTATCCGAAAAAGGTGTTTATAGAATATTTAGATCTGGTACAGCTTATACATTACAAAAGATATCTACAGAGTTAGATCCTATATTAGACTTAGGTGCTAATAATGATTACCGCAAATCTTTTATAAGAGCTACGGCTGCTGTATGGATTTCCGAAAATAAATACTTACTATTTTTACCTAGTGAATCTTTAACTAGTGGAGTTAAGTATTCGGATAGTGATAGTGTTATATTTGTATATGACTTAGATTTAGGTTATTGGTATAAATGGGATAATATTAATGCAGTAGGCGGTATGGCAGAATTTGATGATGGTAGTGGAAATGATTCAATATGGTTCCAGACTAGAGAAGCCGCTAATTTAAATAGAATAGGTAGATTCAACTGGACTCAAAGTGAGATAGATTACGCAGATCATACTATTGCCGTAGATATGGAATATAGACCTCAGTGGGATTTCTTACAAAGTCCTGTTACATGGAAGGTGTATAATGATATAGCTTTAGATATGTTTAAACAAAGTGCTTTATTACCATACGATCCAACTGGTGATATAACAGTTACTACCTATAGAGATTTCAACCCTACCACAGAAGAAGTATCCTTTGATGTCTCAACGACTACAGATGATATGCAAATGGTAGAAGCTTTACCTCGTAGACAATGTAGGGCTTTAGGACTAAAATTTAGCAATAATGTACTTAATTCGCAAATCTTATTAACTGGTTGGTCCTTAGAGGCTACCAATTATAGACAGATGTTAAGGAGAAGATAACATGGCTAAACCATCATATAACTTAGATTGGACGGAGATTAGTTTTATTCTAACCCGTTTAAGCTTTGCAGACAACTTTGATTCATTCATCGTAGTAAACCAGATATTACTTCCAGGAGTAGAAACAGCGGTTAGTTATACACTACCTAATCGACAGATAGCTAAGTATTATTTCTCTCTCGGACAGTCCGGGAATGGTTTAATAACTAAAGGAACTTCAGCCTGGACAATAAATACTCTTTACCTGTATAATAATGGTAGTGAGTCTGTAACTATATCCCTCGTCGTACTAGGGAATTAGTGAGTTAAATACGTTTAATTAGTATATACAATAGAATATAAGGAGATAATTTAAAATGGCAGACGGAGACGAGAATGTGACCCCATCAGTCGATGATCTATTAAGTAAGCTTAGTGGTGACTCGAAGGCTAAAGCTGAAGAAGCTGAAGCACTATTAGCACTACAGTTAAGACAGCTGGAGAGTTCATTCGATAGTAGATTAGAGGCAACTAAAGATCAACGATCAGAAGATAGAATTGAGGGTATAGCCCGAGGTGAAGAAGTATTTTCTGAAGGTTCATTAGGTCGAGTAGACGAAAGTGAATCTAACAGCGTACAAGCTTTAGCGGACGATAGAAGACAGAGGATTTCTGATGTTGAGACTGAGGGAGATGCCCTATTAGATCAACGTCGTGGTGCCACCGATTCAAGTGTAGCTAGATTGGCTCAATTAGAAGCATCCCGTAGAGACCCAAGTAGTGATTCAGCTAAGTTAGCTAGATCTCAAGGTATACAAGGTATACAAGATGCTCTCAAAAATAATTTAAAAGCTATTAGAACACAAGGTAATGAGTTCGGTACAAGAGGATCTTCTGCAGCTATTAACGATGCTATAGGTTCATCTACTTACGCTAGAGGAAATTTAGAGAGAGATATATTATTAGGTAACTTAGATAGAGCAGACGAATTAGCACTACAAGGTGAAGGAGTTAAACAAACAGGTTTAGCTGCACAAGAAGATTTAAAAGGAAGATTGGATGCTCAGGTTAATGACCTATCCAGCCGGTTAGAAGATTTACAAGGAGCTATTAGAGAAGACGTTCTTAATAGACAACTACTTAACTTAGATCAGAACTCGAGAGAAGTGTTCGGTCGTTTAGGTACAGAAGAGAATATCGTTGCACAAGGTGTAGCTGAAAGAGCAGGAGTTAGAGAACAACTACTATCTGAAAGCAGTCAAGCAGAAGCAACAAGAGCACAGAGAGAAGCAGAAGAGTTAAGAGCAGAAGAGATTGCAAAGCCGGCGCCTGAAGCTGGTAAATCTGTTCTATGTGTACATTACTGGAGAAGTGGTGATATCTCTGATGAAGAATTACAAGCCGACTTTAAGCATACTATAATGGCCGAAGATGTAACAGATAATGTTAGACTTTGTTATTATTACTGGACTACTAAAATATTACCAGATTTGCATACTAACAGTTGGGCACACAATTTAATGAAACCTTTCGTTGTATCTTGGGCAAAAGATATGGCAGCGCGCTCCACGGAAAATGTTGGAAAGCGTAACTTACTGGGTAGTGTATGTCGTTTCTTCGGTGTACCAGTTCATGAGTTAGGTGGATACATATTACAAAAAGTATTCGGATACTCCATCACAGACGCAGAAAGATGGGTGGATGAGTCAGGCTTATTTAACGATGCTAGAGAGATATGGAGCGCGGCTACGATCGACGCTCACAAAGAGCAGACAGTTGAATTTAAGACTCGTGCATATATAATCCCAAGAGGAGAATGACATGGCAGGAATAAATAACTTTAGAGATTACTCCAATAGATATGAAGCTGTTAGAGATCGTCAGAAGAGAGAAACTGGGCCTACCGGTATTCAACGTAATATAGACTTTGAGAATTCCGAGAAAATGATACTTAGACAGAATGTTCAAGATCAATTAGACGAAGCCACCGGGTTATCAATAGGTGCTAAGATTGGTGGAACTTTAGGAGAATTTTTCCTGGGACCATTAGGTAGACTTCCTGGTGAATTTGTTGGTGGGGGATTACATACAGGTACGTCTTTAGCTCTAGGGAAAGGAATGCCAAGTACAACATCTCGTGATAAAGGTGTGGGTGATAGTACAATAAGTTTCTTCGAAGGACTTGGTGAAGATGCCACTGCTCTAGAAAAGAAGAGACAAGATAGGGTAATCGAGAAACATGGTTTAATATCAGCAGAAGATCAAGCAGCAAAACAACAAGAACAATTCCAACAGAAACAAGTTCATAGTGATATCGTGCAACAAGGTTTTGATATCCTATCTCCTGAAGAAGAAATAGATGAAGCACCAACCCTTGGAGCTGATGGCCAACCCATTGCAGGTTCTGTAATAGAAGGCTTAATGCCAAATGAGTCGGGGCAGATTAGAACAAATCAAGAACATGCTCAAAATACCTTAAAATTCCAAGCTTTAAGAGAGCAAGCTTTAAACGAACAAATAGAATCAGCTAATACTCTTAAGAGGATGTCTAATAGTTTAACGAATGCTCTACCTAGTCTCATGGGACGCACCGATCGTACTAGGAGATTAGAAGCAGTTGAATCTAATATAAACGAGCGTACGGGAAACCCCGAAGACTTTAATCAAACGGTGAGTGATGAGCAAGCTCAATCAGAAGTTACAAGAACTTATACTCATAAAACTTCGGCTAAATCTTTTAAGACAATTACTACAGCGGTAAAGTTAATAGGTAAACTAGAGACGGACAGATCGAAAATACTTAAGGAAATTGGTAGTGAAGCGGGGGCTATACCGGGAAATCGAATAGAACAAGAGAAGAGTTTCTTAGAATTACAAAAGGATCAAATTGAGTTCGAAAGAAGCTACGGTCATAATATCGATAACGTAATTATTAATAATAATGTAACTTTACAAGGGATTGAATATAGTGAATTACCGAGTTCGAACGTAGTAACCGCAGGTTTAGGAATTAATGGTCAGCCCGGAGGTCAGAAATTATATGTATCTTCCAAGGCTTTGGATGCCAGTGGACAATTACCTGCAGCATTGAGAAAGGAGCTAGGTGAGAAGAGTTCCTACTTTACTTCGGCTTCACGTTTAAGTGGTGAAATGGTTCAGATATTTGAACAAGTGGGACCTACATTTGATCCTGCCTTATCTGGAGACGTTACAATAACAGACCCGTATTCCGGTGAAACCAGAACTGTAAATGCGGCGGCAAGAGCTCAACAAATTTATGGTGAATTGATTGCAGCTATACGTAAGAAACTTGGAGGACCTTTGGATGAAGGTATTGAAAGGGTAGCCGGTATGATAATGGTAGACCCGAGTGATATAACTGCAGGATTTAAAGCCTTAGGGACCAATGAACTTAAAGCAGTAATAGATATCATGAAAGAATTTAAAAGAGGGACTAGGATAGACTACGATGAATATCTTACGACTAATGGTATAAAGCGAGAGAGTACTGTCTATGCCGAAGAAATGTTAGAAAATCACGAAGGTTTTAGAATATTAGAAGAACTTAAAGACGGTAAGAAATATGCTTTACCGACAGGTGATGGAAATGTATTACTTTTAAATGACGCCGAACTTATTCAGATTAAGAGACTGGTTAAGAATAAGAAGCGTAAGAATAAGAAGCGTAAGAATAAGAATAGAAAAAGGAGTAAAAAGTAGGTATCGGTATGTTTGATGAAGAATTACAAGAAGAAGAAGAACAGCAAATTGATGATAGTGGATCTACTGGGAGCCTAGATGCAGAAGCTATAGATAGATTAGGATCTTTAGGTTCTAATATTATGATTATACCTGAAGGAGAGTTAGAAAGCTTTATCTCAGGGGGTATTGATGGAGCTTCGGCTTTACCTATGGAAAGTGGTGTAGTAGAACCAGCTTTAGGTGGTGACACCCAAACAGCTGTTATGGAAAGACCTCCTGAAGTTTTACCCCCACAACAACAACAACAACAACAACAACAACAACAACAACAACAACAAAGTATAGTACCTCAAGGAATTGGTGGGTTACAGCCTAATCCAATGCCAGTACAACCCCAAGGTTCAGGAGCTATGGACGCCGGCTTGTTAAGTCAGGTAATATCATCCCAAGCAGGAATGCCTCAGGAAATACAAGGACCGCAAATAGATCCTCAAGTACAAGCTTTAATGGCATCCGGTAATACCATACCACAAAAAGCACCTCCAGGATTAGAACCTATTCATCCTATGAACATGCAAGCTGTAGGACAGATATTAGCTCAAGAGTTTATGTCTATGTCCCAAACAGGTATGGTATTGGATCCACAAGAACGTGTTTCTTTTGCTACATCAGTAATAGCGAATGACGCATTGAGATCAGATGTTAAAGCTCAGATAGTAGATCAAATGATGAGAGATGGTAAAATTATACCACAAGCTTTACCTAAACAATGGTATGAAGCTAGAGGCTTAAAGTTATTACCTCCAGCCGCTGAATTACCTCCAGGTGGAAATCCTTTGGGAGGAATATAAGTGGATGGAAAATCTAACTGAAATTATAGGTGTTTTAGTAGGTGTAATTTATGCACTTACTGAGACCATTAAATTTATCGTTAAAGGTAAAAAACAGACTGTAAACAAAGAAGAAAATCTGAAACATTTAATTATTATTATAGAACGCATCAGAACTATAGAATCTATCTTAGCTGCTCAAGCTGTTAGAGAAGATCATATGAGTAGAACTCTTATACAGATAAAGACTATACAGCGTGAATTACATGATGAAAGTAAACATACAGCCGATAAAGTATCTAGTCTTCCTGAATTATTCTTTAAGTATAGAGGTTTAAAATAAGATTATCGAATGATATCTTTTAGACTCTGTGCTATTCTACGAACTTCTTTTAATCTCAATTCTACTGTAGTTAATGACTTACCTACTATATTAGATATCTCAGCTCTGGTAAATCCTAAATAGACTAGTATAAGAATCTTTGAGTTATAGAAGGATAGTTTATGCATCAACTCTATTAGTAATTCTTTAGTTGCACTTGTAACATCTTCATCTACCATTTCACAAGTATTTAGATCTTCATCCCACTGACAAACTTTTCGTTTACGGTAGCTTCTCAGATAATCTTTACAGTGGTTAGTTATAGCAGTACAAGTATACGTTCTAAAGTTCTGCTCTGTTCCCTCAAAACCATCCAATTTTTTACGTGTCTTTATTAGACAATCATGTACTATATCCCTATAATCTAATGATCTAAGGTTATATTTTTTTAGTTGACTTTTAGAATAATTGTACAGATAAGTTATATGGTTAAAACAAAAATGGTCAAAATCTATTTTACTCATGTATTAGTACCTATTACAGTCATTAGATCTTTTATGAATCTATCCATTTCTCTACGACCCTTAACAAATACATAAGCAAAGTCATCATTATCAATTTCTACTATAGCGAACTCCTGTATTAATATAGCTGAACGTTCTATGTGTTCTGTTAACAATCTTCTCTTAGTATCTAATATAGTTTTATCTACTAACATCCAGGTTATAGCATTCAGTAGAGATATCTCATCTTTACCAGGTATAAATAAATAATCAATCATATTAGTTGCTATCTTCTCAGCTGTCTGCCTCTTATCTAATAGGTGTAAATAAGGAGCAAAGAATTGTTGTCTAACATATTTTCTAATTCTCTTAGTATTACCCCTATAGATTATAGCATCTTTTATTGCGCCGACTAAAGCACTAGTTAATCCGGATATTATTGAACTAATCATGATCTCTTCTTAACCTCTAATATATGTTTTATATAATTTAATTTGATATAAGCTTCCGCCGTATTAGCTACTAACCAAGATGTTAAATATGGGAGTTTTAGATAATTTCTTTTCAGCATAAGTGTCATCTCCTAATTTAACTTTTTCATAAACGATGAGTCTTTTTGTGACATACTCAGGTCATGGGGCGGGCGAATTCCTTTGTCGGTTCAAACTCTTTATTATTTAATATCCTTAGAATCTTCTATATCCTTAATCTTCTTCTCTAATAGTTCTTTCAATTCAACTTCTCCCTTCTTAACTAACTCGTCAAGTTTAGGTTTGAACTGTAATAACATATCATCAAATGTGTTTTCAGATTTTAATATAGCCTTTTCTAGAATAGCTATTAATTTTTTATATAGTACAAATAATAATCCACTACCTACTAAAGCAGCTAATAGTACGTACAAAATTTCCATGTTTATATGTCCTCATTTTTTATTTCCCTTAGCCACTCGGCGGGGATTTCTTTTTTTAAAGTAGAATAAGTAAATCCTTGCTTATCACAATACTGCGCATAAGTGGTCTTACTTCCTTTGTAAAGTTTTGCTTTAGGATTATCGAATACAAACCTAATGTCGAGATCCGGATATTGTTTCTTAAGGTGTTTATGTTTAAGTCTATCCGCCGTCACCCAACGACCTTTACATTCTATTACCATTTGAGTTCCATCGGACTTCTGTAATATAAAGTCAGGAGTATACTTTCTCTTCTTCTCAGGTTCTACCCAGTTGATAACATGTTCTTCATATTCATATTTAACATCCGCCATAGTTAATTGCTTCGCTAATGCGACTTCGGACCCACTTCGGAATCCATACTTCAGACCAACTATAGTTTGTTTATCAGGCTTCATCATCTATTTCTTCTTCGCCTCTATCCTCACATTTATACAACAGTTTAACTAGATACTCTTCCAAGTCACCAGGCTTCCTATCCTGACCAAGGACAATCTTCTCCAATTCGGCTAAAGCCTGTACATTATCAAATGCTTCTTCTCGACTCTTCGTCATTTTTCTTCCTCTTTTATTTACCAAACTTCTTGAATCTTACTATTTCTCCAGCTGCCCAAGGTTCATTATCGGAGACCATCTTAACTCTCTTACCCATATATATTAGAACCATCTCTTTAATAACCTCTTCTAGATCGGCGGGATCTTCTACACAACCTGTAAAACACACGGGACATTCTAGACATTGAGCCCAGAATCCCTCTTCATCCTTTAATATTCTAAAAGCATAAGTGTTTTTCTTTTGTTTTTCTCTATTCATCTTCATTCATTTTGGAAAGCTCGCCGGTTATCCTAGCTGCCTTCTCATTAAATTCTTTAATCCTTTTGGAAATCTCATTATCTTCCCCACTCACATCTATTCTCCCTCTAGTTCATCAGCTGCTGCTTTAGCTTTAGCCTCAACTATTTCTTCGGATGCTTCAGGTGGTAATAGACCTTGTTTGTCTAATATCTCCACCAAACCACGAAGATGGATATGATGCTGATCTAAAACGGTAAGAATAAAACTTAAAGAACCTTCAAGCTTTTGTATTTTATCTAATAAATCTTTCTTATGAATCTTACTCATTATATATGTCTCCTATAACATAGTAGGTTAATTACTCTTATATCTTAATTATATCTAGTTTATTAATTTATGTCAACTATTAACTTAAAAATTTCTTAAAGCTATCCGGATCATTCTTATATAACCAATCTAGAAATAGACAGCTTGCTGCTATATGTGCAAAATGAGTCTCTCCAAATTCTGGATCTACCACTTGTTTGTCTAGTACTTCAGCTAGATGTCTCCCTATAGCACCAATAAAAACTTCTGGTGGATAAGTCTTCCATGCCTCAAAACCATGTTTACTTTCACCATGTCCTAATACCCTACCTATAGATTTTAAAGAACTACCAGGTAGTAAATGCATAGCTGCCTTCTCTAACTTCTTTTTTAATACATCATTCATTTAAGAATCACCCCCGTTAATTTAAATCTACATCATTAGGATTTAACTTGCTGATAGTTAATACGGAATTTAGAAATTCAGACCAAGCCTCTTTCTTCTGAGAATGATACATAGTATATATACCATCACGTTTAGTTGCATAGCTTATCTCAGATTCGATACTCTCTATTAATTGTATTAAACTTAAATCAGATAAGGTGGAGAGAAAACCTTCTAGTTCATCCTCTGTCTTAATACCTACTATCTCTTGTATGAACTTAGGGAAATTACTCATCGTCTGTACCTCCGTCTTCTTTAAGGGCTTCATCTAAGTACCCTTCAAGTAATTCTATTCTGAGTAATCTACTATTCTGTAATTTTTTTAATATTGCTAACTCGGAATAAGTTCTTTCATAGTCTGCCCTTATAGAATTTATGTAAAGCTGAGCTGATTCTGGATTCTGTTTAACCCAGTTTTCAAAATCTTCAGGACCATCGCCCCCTAATACTATTTGTATATTCCCATCATATATTCCCATATAGATAACCTCCTATCTCTTATTAATAATAATAATAACATTTCTATATTACTTTGTCAATTGATGATTTCATAGTGTCACCTTTAAACTTATAATAGTCTACAGCTGAGTAACCTTCAGTACTATCTTTAGACCAGTACTCTTGAACGTTAGCTTCAACACCAACTCTCATATCCGGCATTAATGTATGCATGGCGTCTAACATTGTTTCGGCCATCTTATCTCTACATTCAACCATCTTATCTTTCGGACAACTCATTAAGAATTCATCATGTACTAGAGCGTGTACTTTAGAACCGTACAATATAGATTTCATTGCTGGATCTTCACACTGTCTATATAAACTAACGAGTGCTCTCTTAGCTCCTAAAGCTGATGGAGTCTGCATGAGTACGGCATTACTAATTTGATTCTTCTTACGAGCTGCAAGATATACACCTTCAACTTCACCTTCATATCCTAACCAATGGTTATGTTTCTTATAATCCCACAACCTACCGTTAGCTCCGAACCATAAAGAAAATTCCTTAAAACGATCTCGAGCATAAGCTAACCAAGCATCAACTCTCTCCATAGTAACTTGACCTTTGAGTTTTTCCATAGGCACTCCAGTCTCACTAGAAAATCTAACTAAAGCTTTACTTAAGTTTTCGTAAGCAGTTTTAGTTTGTAATCCTCCAGCAACACCAAGACTAATTTGTTTTGTTAATAATCCTCTAGTAGCTTTTAATCTCTTATTAACTTTTAGTTCTGCTACAGCATCCTCTTCTTTAAGATCTTCATCGAATAAATCATTATAAATTTTAGAACATAAAGCATCATGAATATTACAACCGGTGTTTAACAATTTTCGTAGATCATCACACCCTGTCTTCTTAGCTAACTGCGATGCGGCGCATACAAACTCAAGGTTAGCATAATCAATATCAATAAAGATCATACCTTCTTCTGGTATAAATACTTTTCTGAAGTCTGGATCTCTAGGGATCTGCTGGAAGTTAGTAGATGGTATAGCATCCACAAATACCTTCTTAGGTTTACCAGTCTTAGTCAGAGCATTAGCTTTATCTCCGCCGTATATATGATAGTTACTACTACGACAAGATGTACGTAATGTATCTACCATGTTATTAAACTTAGGGTGTATTCTATCGATATCCATCTGAGGTATAAAGGTAGTACAAGCTTTTAATGTTTCACTATAATCCATTAATGCTAAGTAACGAGGATCATCAGATTCCAAAGAAGCTAAGAACTCTCGGGCAGTACTAGGCTTTCCAGTCTCCGTAGTTTTAATAGGACGGTTAAGACCATCACATATACTAACCACTAGATCTTGGATAGCTCCCTTATCTAATGTTCCTGTCTCTCTAATTAAACCATACTTATGTAATTGTTCTCTAGCTGCCTCATGCTTAGGTTTATATTTATCCTTTAGCAACTGTACTTGTTTAGCATCTGTTTTAATGCCGGCTATCTCAGCTCCTCGTAATGCATATGCACTAGCCACATTTAATGGTTCCTGATTAATTGATCCAGGTCCTCTACGGGCTCTATTAGCCTCTTGTGCTTTCCACACTTTAAGAGCATAGTAAGCATCATCAACAGCATACTTTATAAACTCTTGTGTCCATTCTGCCACAGGTATATTCTCTACTGATTCATATTGAAAACGTACAGCATTAATATCAGTCTTAAGGTCAGCGTTCAAATTTATGTTACACCAACGTTTTAAACAATTGATTAGACTACAACTATGTCCCATCAAATGTCCTCTAGTACCTAAGGCATAGATCTGTTCCCTAATCATAGTACAACTAATACGACCTTTAGCCAAAGCTTCCCATACAGCTGTAGTTACTTCATCACCAAGTTGTTTAATAATATGTAAATCAAATGCTGCATTATGTGCTATAAGTTTAACATTAGGATTACGTAAAAGTTTTAATAGTATATCTTTAGCTTTATCATCAAAATTATATAGAGCTGACACATGGCCTTCATGCTTATCAGAATAGGGAGCACCCTGGAATAGCCCAGAGTGTTGTGCTTTTACTGTTAACGCTAGACAGACACCCGGGGGATTAACCTTATCCGGATAACTGAATAGATGAGTCTCAGTATCGAAACCTATCAGAATTGTATTAGGCATATAATATATCTCCCTCTCTTTATAGTTTAGTTGCATCGCCTATTGAGAACTTGTATTTTCTCTTCTATTAATCTTGCTCTCTTTCTTAACCATCTTGCTCGACTTCTTTCAACTTTTGAATATCCGATATCTAAGTGAATGAATCGACGTGATCTTTTTTCAATATGCTGTGCTCGCCGTATTAATTTATACTGACGATCTCGTAAGGTTCCTATATCATTACAATCTACTAACTGCTCTGTTGAATAGGAAACCGGTTGGGCCGATTCTGCATGACTGGGTAGACATACGAATAAGCTCAATAGGAGTGTAGCACACATATGAGGTAAATTATATTTCATCATCTATCTCCTTCATGTGGTATTTATATATTTAAAGTCTTAACCCATCTACCTTCTTCATCTAGCAGCATAGGTACTAACAAAGGTATTCCGTTTTTAACAATACCAATTGCTAATATAGGTTTCTTCAAATCTTTTCTAGCATAATTAAATGCATATGTTTTGTAGTCAATCAGACAGCCGACTTGCATACCAAAGAATAAACTACTTCTACTAGCTGAATATGTAATATTAGCTTGAGAGTGTAAGTGTCCTGCAACAGAAGATTTACCATAGTGCATAGGTCTATTGATTGTAGCTCTAGATCCACCAGTTCCTCTTTCATCACCGTGTGTATAAATTACATCATCAATAACTAATTCATCATGAAAAACCCAACCTTTAGGACAGCCCATCCAGTCATGATAATCCTTAATAAAATGTTTAGGTAAGCCTGCTCTAGCTGCAGCTCTATATATACGTAAGTCGTGATTCGAAGTTAAGACATCCATCTTAGGGAACATCTTAGCTAACCGTCCGACACCTTCTTGCATCTGCTGAATTTCATCAGTAGCACTTAAGCCATCTACATCTATTCCCCAATTATTAAGACAGTGTGAATCTGTTATATCCCCAATGTTTACAACATGTGTAGGTTTAAACTTCTTCTTAACTGCTACTAAGAAATCAAAAGCATCTTCATGATGAAACGGCATTTGCATATCTGATATAATCAGTACCGTTTTCTTTTTAAACTTATTGCTTTTCTTTACCATTTTATTTCCTTGTTTTTATATATATATTTTTAAATTATAATACCGTGATGGTACCAGTTGGAAGATCTTCTACGTTGTTCTACACTTGTTATCCATTCCATATTAAGTATAGTGAATCCAGATTCTGGACTAATACGACATAGTGTAGGTTTTAAATTAGGTCTATATCCTGATTGTATCCAATCTTCATGTAATTGTAAATACTCATCTTGTTTTAAAGACCATTCTACAAACTCCCCCTTATCCATTATGTTTAAATTCTTATATTTAATTCTTTGACTTAAGGTATCACCATTAGTTCCGTTGACTCTCCTCTTTAATCTGTCATAGGTCCTTAGCACTGTACCTCTTATGGTACGGCGCCAAAGCCTAACTCTCTCTGTACTATTTCTCTTCTTTTTATTCTTCATCATTAAGTGCCTTAAATAACTTAAAGATATGTTTAGCCGGAACAAAGTAAGTATAACGTCCACCACCTAAACTACAAACTCCTAATAGAGAACCATCAGTACTCCATACAGGACTTCCTGAATCACCAGGTGTAATTTCTAATCTACCTTTATGCATATCCATAGCCATTTCATCTTTATTAATCCAGCGAGTTCTATGATACTGCCCTTTTTTAGCTGTATACTTTTTGGTCTTACCATAACCTAACGTATAAATTAATTCACCACTCTTAGGATCTCTAATAGTTCCCAAGTAATTCTTCTCGATACGTTCAGTATCTACCTCTATTAAGGCCACATCATTCTCTCCAATACTTGCTCTAATAATACCCTTTAATGATTTACCATCGGACATAACTAATAGTACTGTTTTACCTATACCTAAGTTATCTACAACGTGATGATTGGTTATTAAGAAATTGTCAGTTACAAAAAATGCAGTACCTCTGGATTGTCCAGTATATACTACACCAACTTCTCCATCATGTCTAGCTTTAATAACTCTACTCTCTTCTTTATTTAATGGTACAGCTTTGGTAAACTCTTCCATACCTATTGAATCACCAAACGGTGTTAGTAATAGTAATGATATCCCAGCTGCCACAAATACATTACGCAAGAACTGATAGATCTTACTCTGCTTCTCCATAATATTTCTCCTATTTATTTTTTGATGATGATGATAATAATAATAATTTTACTACTTGATCTACCGGTATGAATAGGCAGTCATTTCCTCTAGCTCTAGATACCACACCAACTAATTCTCCTGTCTCATTAAATACAGGACTTCCTGAATCACCAGGTCTAATCTGCATATCAGTATAATAGAACATTATGTTTTGACCACGTGTAGCATCTTTTACCCAATACCTAGTTTGTACTTTACCTTCTTTATAAGTATACCATTGATAATCGCCGTGTCCTTCACTAGATACTTTATCTCCCCTAACTAAAGGAGTCGTATTAATTGGTAATAACTTTTCTTTCTTTGTTGTATTAACTTTAATTAAAGCTAAGTCTGATTCACGTAATACAGCAATAACTTTACCTTCGACAAATGTACCATCCCTAAAAGAAACTCTAACATCATCAACATACGTCTTAGCTGATGGGCTTAGGGTTAGTCTAGCCTTAGAGGCTACAACGTGATGATTGGTTATAATTAGATCATCTGCTACGAAGAAGCCTGTACCGTGACCTGTACCACTTTGTACCACTACGATGTCTTCGTAAGTTACGCTATCTGTTGGCATTGGTTGGGGGGAGTCAGGTAATAATATAACTGCTCCAACTAATAGACAGCTGAATAAAACAACAGTAGTTGAATAAAACAAACCTGTCCTTCTACATTCTTTCTTACTTAGCATTATTTATCTCTCCTATTTTTAGCTTCCTCTACACATAGTTTCTTAGTGAATTTATATATTTTAGGTACTGCATACGTTATAAACTGCACAACCCAAAGTGCCCACTGACCTAACACTAAACATCCGAAGATGAATAGAAAAAATGATAATAAAAACATAGTGTCTCTCCCTTATTCCCTTAGTATTAATATATCAAATATGGATTAAATTGTCAACTACATAAAAAAACTCTCTCCAGTATTAACCGTAGTCTTTACCAAAGAGAGAAGGGAGGGGCGTTCTATATATTAATTACATTATACTTTCATCAAAAGATATAATATCATCCGATGCTGTAGTCGATGTGTCTTCTCCAAAGTCTAGAGTATCTGCGTTATCTTGTGTTCCTTCAAACGCTGATGTTCTTTTGGGTAAGGACATTATCTTTAATTGGTTTAATTTAAATGATACACCAACTTTTTTGGTAGCTGGTATGTTATAAGATACGGCTGTTAGTTTAAGCTTTACTGTAGAGCCTAAAGGTAATTCAGTTCCCATCTTATTACGTACATTATCATTATCTCTTAAGGCAGTCTTAGCTACAACTAACGGTTCAAATTTGGATGATACTTTCATCTTCAGCATGTCATCACTAAATGAACTAGGGTTAGTAGATTTACCACTATCAGATAACTCCGATGTGTCTACTGTCTTTAGAGCCAGAGTGTTAGCTTCGAAACCTGTCTTACCAGCTGTCTCTAACTGTGCCATCTCATGAGCTACCGCTGTATTATAAGTATCTTCAAGCTGTGTTTGGATTGCCTTCCCTTCTACAGTAGTGGGGTCAAATGCAAAAGTTACACTATACTCTTCATTACCATTATAATCTGTGCCGACTCTTATTACATTAGCAAATCCTGTAATCACATCGCCTGCTACTAAGAATGCTTTTTTAAATCTTGTACCGAACATTCCATTTCCTCTAAATTTCTTTGTATTGTTTGTTGAGCCCATGTGCCCTCCTATTTATCTTTTCTAACTAATATCTTAATTGTTGTATAAGCAAATCTTAGTATAAGAACACCCGTCATAACAACTAAGATGTAGGTCATTAAGTCTTCTCCTGCTATCATCTTACGTTCTCCTATCTTATCCTTATACCTCGATTATATACAAATTATTATTTATGTGTCAACTACTATCTAGGTCTAATGTATTTAATTATTTTACCAGGTGATAGAATCTGTGGTAATATAACAGGTTCTTTTCTCTTATCATCCTTACCAGGGTAGTACACATATAGAGGTACTCCATTACGTCCGAATGTTCCTAGGTATGATTCGATAGCTTTATTACTACGAGTCCAATCTACTACGATATAAGTGATACCATGTTCTTCGTAGAACTTAGTTACTCTTCTATGATCCAGCGCCCACTTGTTACCAGTACATATGAAACACCAAGCGGCTGTTACATTTACCATTACAGGTTTACCTTCTTTCCGTAGTTGTTCTAATCTTAATAGTGAATCAGGTGTTGAGTCATAATACTCTTGTACCACCTGTGGTGTTTGTACATTCGATTCAGCAGCCGATGTTAGTATTCCTACCAGCATCATAGCTCCTACCATTACTTTAAAATATGACATTCTATTGTTCCATCCGTTGTTTTGTTAATTAATATAAAAATCCTAATTGTAATAACACTACGTAGTATAACCACCCAGCTAAGAATACTAAACTAATACCAGCTACATACTTAAGTACTGTAGTAAACCAACCCGATCTAGGGAATAAAGCTTTTAGTGGTGGGATAGTTCCTATTAATAATATAGGTGTCATAATCCCTAAGCCTAATGAGGTGAGTACTGCTAATAATTCCAATGGTGGTAATACCGCTGTTGCTCCTAATACTGGACCTAACAGTGGGCCGGTACAAGGTGTAGCTATAATAGCTAAGAAAACTCCTTCTAATACTCCCTGTAGTTGAGGCCCTCGTCCTCTACTTAATTTGTTTAATAACCCAGCCGACTTACCAGCTACCTTAGTTCCTAATTGAAAGAAATCTAAATAGGCTAGACCCATCATACCACATAGTGTTGCCATGACTGATACAAATACTGGACTTTGAAATTGAAATCCCCAGCCTAGTGATGTACCTGCCGACTTGGCAAATATCATAAACGCTCCCATACCCCAGAAACTAATTAGTAATCCTAGAGTTACGGCTAATGCATATGATAGTCCTACGAAATATCCTGACTTCGAAATCTTAGCTAACTTATAAACCTTCATGGATATAACCGGAAGTACACAAGGCATTATGTTTAATATAAAACCTCCTAAGAATGCTAAGTATAATAAATTTAATAGTTCAAAATACATTTTATTTAAATCCTTCTTTGTATATATTTATCGCTTCTTTAATCAGTAAAGCTATAGCCCCTAGTAGACATACAATAATTGCTGTCTGACATAAGAAGACTATAGTATATGATAGTATATAGAATGTGTCTATTATCATAAGTAAAACTCCTGTAAGTTATGGTACTCCTTAATTGTTATAGGATAAATAAAAACATCCGTGAAACTTTTAATGAGGTAGAGTAACCTAGCCTGCTCAACAAGGTAATTATATGAACACCCTTTCGTAATATAAGCTTTGGCGACAGCTTCCGCATAAGCTCTTTCTCCTCTTCCCCTAATAGGATCCAAGAGATAAGATGACTTTTTCGGACCGAATCCGGTAAGGCCGGGGATATTATCAACAGCATCGCCCGTAAGCATCTGTTTGTAAAAATTGTAATCAGCTTCATCATGGGTCACCTCCGAGGTCTCCCCTTTCTTATAATTATAATGATATCCTGGAATTTGGTCAAGGTCTTTATCAATATGTGCTATTATACAGCCTTCCTCCCCTAATTGTACTGCTCTAATCCTTACCACATCTTCAGCTTCTACCATATTAATGAACTCAGCGCCGTAGCGATCATACATATATTTCTTGATGTCATTTAACAGCGCAGGTTTTCCTCCTGTCCTATGGCCCTTATATGGCTTAGTGATGGCAACTTGATGTCTAAAATTTACTTTCGGTAATACTGGAGTTTCTACATACAACTCATAGTTACCTTCCCAAGTGATAGACTTGATGCGATCCATAGTGTTGTCTACAACATCCTTAGCTTCTTCTAATGTTTCACCAGTATAGGCTGCTATATGCGCTATAGAATCCCCATCAATTAATATCATCTGCTGGTTTTGACTCATTCTAAATATCCCCTTTGTCATGTAATTCAGATAAAGCATCTAAGATATCATCCAGATCATCAGGATTTAAAGGAGCCGTACCTTGTCTAATAAGTTTAAAATCTTCTAAGTCATCGATGAATCCCTCATCAGATACTCTAACTAATGTGTCTAATTGTTGTGGTGACATAAAGACAGTAGCCGCAAACTCATGCCCTACTTCTGTCTCATCATCAGGTAAGTGTGTCTCTTTGCTATCTAACCATACATCTACAGTTGTCAAAAATACCATTGTGTCCATAAACCTTATCCCTCTTTATAAATACTAAAAATATTCTGATATAATTTCCTTAACTTCTTTTGTCAAATAAGATGTAGCCCAGCTGTGTACTGTAGCATCTTTCATCTGAGACATGACTTCTTCTTTACTTTCTTCGTAACTATTACTAATTTTTATCCATACTCTTTCTTCTTCTGGAACTGTAATTCTTATAATATGTGGAGTTACTTCTTCTCCCTCATCGGCTAAAGGTATAGCTATAGCTATCGCTATCAACGATATGCCATACGCCGTCTGAATCTTATCTAATAAGTAAAAGCGGCAAGTATCTAAAGGGAGTCTTAAATCCCATATGCCTGATACTTGAGCTGATAAGCTAATTGATTCATCCACAAAATAGAATGAGTCCCATCTAATTAATCCTTTTGCTTCGTCTAACCACATGATACTTTCGGTGTCCATAACACTTAACCTTTTTATTTTATTATAGCATACGATGAATTACTTGTCAAATAACTACTCGTCACCCCATTCATTATCAATCCATTCCTTGAACACCCAATCCACTGTTAGTTTAGTACGCTCTTCAGCATAACCATAACTTTCTGAACGGGTTAGTAATCTAACTTCGGTAATTTGGTGTAATATTTCATCATAACTATACCCTATCTCATGTAAATTTTTAATTGCTTGGAGTGATGCAGCGTGTGCTTCTTCAGATGGTATCATACCAGCTAGGAATTTTAAGGTAGAATGATTGACTATTCTAGATCCTCCATATATTTCAGAGTTCCTAGCCTGTATCTTCTTTTCGCCTGCTCTAGTTAATCCTTTGCTATCTAACCATTCCTCTAATTCGGATATACATACACGACGCTTATGAAATAATAATGTTTGACCTTTCTTATTAGGTAATCTAGTTAATCTACTAGGTTCAAAACAAGCTGGGTCAGCGTCAGGTAATGCAGTCTTTAAACGTCTACATATATTACGATATAAAGAATGTGATATACCTACTTCTAAAGCTATTATAAAGTGAACAGATTTATTACCACTAAATACAGCTGTAGTATAAGGTAACCCTAGGTCATCTACTAAAGCTATTTGGTCTCCAATAGATGGTAAGTTATCAAACTCCACTACTATATTACGGAATGCTAATATGTTATATGTTCTACGTGTCCCCGCTGTAATTAAAGGGTTGCAGCATATATACATCCCATCATCCTTTATAGTCTCAACACGAGCACTACCAATTTCTTTAGGTGAACTATAACATACGTTAACATGTTCTTT